GCGGTGGAGACTGCGTAGGGTTCAGGGGCTTATGACCGAAACCCGGACCGCGAATCCGGGTTTTATTTTACCAATTGACACCTAAGACTAATACGACGATACTTAAATCACCTCCTGTTCCATCCCTCTGCTCTCCAGTTTTATCCCGGCCCTGACCCAGCCGGGATTTTTTTTATCTATTTTCTGCAATGACTAGTTGACTATTACCCTAGACCCTATTATATTTACTTCATCGACAACGAGAACGGAGTAGAGAAGATGAAAATCACAGATATCGAAGCATTCGAAGACGCACAACTGATGGCACGTATTGCCGTTCATAACCTGAGCAACAGTATTCCGGCGGACGAGATCTGGTTCGCAGCGATGCAGACACTTAAAGCAGCTTATGCAGGAGAGAAGAAATGAGCGAACACGGTGAAGTAAGCCAACCATTACGAGTAGGCCGCAAAGTCAGTCATACCCCGTTCCCGACACGCGAGGAACTGATGAAACGCAACAGTTTCCCTGGGCCTGACAAGAACAAGTACCTAAATCGAATGTGGGGAGAGCGTAAAGTATGACTAACAACGAATATGAGAAACTTAGCGTAGAATCCGCGACCGGTGAATCTGAAATAGCATGGATTGACGCCCACATTGAGCACTACTTACGGCAAGTAGACGTCCTTATGGAACGCCGCCGTGAGCTTATTAACCGCTTCAACCTGAACAAAGGTGACACTAATGCCTAAAATCACAATCGCATCACTCGAACGCCGTATTCTGGTGCTTGAATCAGAGAAACAGACGTTAGGTGGGCAACTGTCGATTAATGGTGAGTTTCAACTGGAGGCGTTTAAGCAGTTACTCACATTAACGGCGGACATAGAAAGTATGCTTTGGTTGCTGGGGTCGGGAGAATGGGCCGAACATTGCGCTGAATCGGAGTTAGGCAAACGGCTTGAGTCAGAGATTACTAACATGCTGAGTGGTCTTGGGTGGTCTCCAGATGAAAGCGCCTGAACCGGTAGTTATTGATGGCGTCTTGTGGAAGCCTTACTCGGTTAACCACATCGACGCCGACGGGAAGAAGTTCAGCTTCTACATTTTTGCAATTAGCCGTGAGCACGCCGCCTGTGTGGTCGACGATATACGAGAAACGGCGTGGCTTGGCGATGAGATAGTGAGGTGAGAGTATGAGTATGAGTCTCGAGGTGGTTATTGGCCTTGTAGCAGCAGGTTATTTTATCGGCGTATTGATTGGGTTTATGTGGGGTAGAGACAGTGTTCAGTGACATCAACGCGGCAATCGAAGAAGCAATCTGGCGCCGATACAACGGCGAGCAACAACGCCACTTCTGCCTGGTGCAACGCGGTAACATGATTGCCGTAGTGCAGGACCGCGATAACAAATATCCGAATGCGATGTGGACAACGAGGAATTTCTTAGGATGATTACCAGCATTCCGAACCTGATTAAAGAATTTGGCACGATGGCGGAGACATGCCGACAAACTGGCATCAACGAAATGACGATTGCGAAGTACAGCAAAGATGTTGATTGCGAGCGCCACGTAATTTATAACAACCGTCTTATGACGCACGTTAAGACAAGCCCGGTGTTATTCACGCGCCGGGGTATCACTAAAACTGAGCAACGCATTGCTAAAGAGGAGAGCAGGGAATGAGACTGCTAATCATCCCCAACGCTTGGACCATTACCGTAGCTAACGACCATTACGGCGGCGATGGTAAAAGAGCACCACGACACGGCCTGTATAACTGATTGGAGAGTAAGATATGAAAATTAAGCTAATATCGGATGATGATGTTATGAATTGTGTAGGTAAGATGCACCACGGAGAGCCTACTTATTACATCTGTAACGTATTAAAATACACATATCCGAATTTAGACACACCATCAGTTCTCCGTAAGATTAAGGATATGGAGAAAAGAGGCCTCGTAAAGCGAACTAAAAGTCCGCTCTTCAAAAATAGCATAACCTGGACCTCGGTATAGCCGCTACTTGCCCTCTACGGAGGGCTTTTCTGTACATCCCGCCCAATACCCTTATATAATCCCTTTAGACGCGTAGGGCGCGTCTGGTGCGCTCTGATGGTCAGACGCATATGCAAGGGGATTCTATGAAGCTGAAACTTAAGCAGCCATCGCCAGAGGTGGTGCAAGCTGCACATGAAGAAGCTGTTAGCGCAAACCGTCGCCGTAACCGACCGCGCGGTAAACAGAGCCTTTATCAATCATCCCGTAATTCCGCCGCGTTATGGGACCTGGGCTATTGCGACGAATTGATTCGTTTCTTCGACCGCACGTCATGGGAGCTTGTGCCTACGTCCAAGGGTGACGAACGTCCGCTGATTCAGGATAAACCGCCATCACTGGCCCGCTTCGCCTTACACATCGGCGTCACTATACCAATTATTAAGCTGTGGCTGCGCGAGATTCCCGCATTTGCAGAAGCCTATGAAACAGCACAGGCGCTGGAAGAGGCATACTTCACCGAGACAGGGGCCGCGGGCATTTCGGCTACGTTTGCTGCTGCGAAACTGGGGCTTAGCAAAGAGAAACCGGTTGAATCCACCGAAGAAACAGCACCGACCGAGATTGTTTTCAGTGTTGCAGAGCCTGTAGGTAAAATCGTAACAACTAACATGGGCGAGGTAGAGGAATGAGTATTCAGCTATCCGCGCCCCAGGCTCTGTTCCTGAATTGCGATAACAAGTACAAGGCCTACGTCGGTGGCTTCGGCAGCGGTAAGACATTTGTTGGCTGCCTTGACCTGCTTACATTTATGCTCAAACACCCCGGTACGCGCCTGGGCTACTTCGGCCCCACATACCCCGCTATCCGTGACATCTTCTACCCAACATTCGAGGAAGCGGCTAACCTGCTTGGCCTCGATGTGCTGGTTAAATCCGGCGACAAAGAAGTTGTGGTTACTCGCGGTAAGACTGTGCTCGGTACGGTTATCTGCCGTTCGATGGATAACCCCGGCTCGATAGTCGGTTTCAAAATCGCGGCTGCGGTAGTGGATGAACTGGACGTATTGAGCCGCGAGAAAGCCGAGCTGGCGTGGAACAAAATCGTGGCCCGTATGCGTCTGGTTATACCGGGTGTAATTAACCACATCTCTGTCACCACAACGCCGGAAGGGTTCAAGTTCGTCTATGCCAAGTTCAAAGAGAATCCGACGCCAAGTTACTCAATGGTGCAGGCATCAACTCACGAGAATGCGCGGTTCCTGCCACCGGATTACATTAGCTCGCTGACAGAGACTTACCCTGCGCAACTGATTAACGCGTATCTGAACGGCGAGTTTGTCAACCTGACCTCCGGCAGCGTGTATTACGCCTATGACCGCCGTAAGCACCGCAGCAAAGAGACAATTCAGCCGGGCGACACGCTGTACATCGGTCAGGACTTCAACGTTACGAAGAACGCCAGCGCCGTGTATGTGCAACGTAAAGACGGCTGGCACGCGGTAGCAGAACTGAAAGGCCTGTTCGATACGCCGGACACCGTTAGAGTGATTACTGAGAAGTGGAAGTCGCAAGGCCACCGCATCGTCGTTTACCCCGACGCAAGCGGCAAGAACCGAAAAACCAACTCGGCGTCAATCTCTGATATTGCGTTACTCCAGCAGGCTGGTTTCGATGTTCGCGCTAAATCTGCCAACCCCCCGGTTAAAGACCGCGTTTTAGCCGTGAATACCGCGCTGGAAAAAGGTAAGCTGTGGGTTAATGACCACTTATGCCCTGAGATAGCCAAGACGCTGGAGCAGCAGGCATACGACGATAACGGAGAGCCAGCTAAAGATGGCATCATTGACCACATGGCGGATGCCCTCGGCTATCCTGTAGTTTACGAGATGCCGGTGGTTAAACCAGTAATCAACATCCCGGTGACTTTCGCACTTTAAGAGGACAACAAATGGTTTCCGCAAACATTAACGCAGGGCAAGGGCAGAACGTTAAAACGCGCCACCGCCAGTACGAAGAGTATTTCCCTAAGTGGCAGAAGGTGCGACATGCGCTTTCTGGCGACCTGACATCATATTTACGGGATGTGGGTAAGAATGAGCCGGACCCTGTGTATGGTCGCCAGCGTCAGGCTGAATACGAAGCGGGGGCAATTTGCTACAACTTCACCAAGCGAACGCTTTCCGGCATGGTCGGCAGCGTAATGCGCAAAGACCCAGAGATGATTATTCCGTCTCAGATGGAATACCTGACCACTAACTGTGACGGGTCGGGCGTTGGCCTGTGGCAGCACGCGCAGGATACCCTGTATGAGATTGATGCTGTCGGTCGCGGCGGCTTGCTGGTGGACGCGCCCGCGGTAGAAGTCGCTACTATGGCGGAGCAAAACGAGGGCTTACTAAACCCTACAATTGCTTTCTACACTGCTGAGAACATCATTAACTGGCGTCTCCAGCGCGTCGGGTCGGTCAATCGTGTGGTTATGGTTGTATTGCGCGAAGAATACGAGTACACCGACGGAACTGACGAGTTCAGCCCCAACTACGGCGAACAATACCGCGTCCTTGATATTTTCGAAGGCCAGTATCGCCAGCGTCTGTACCGGTTTAACCAGAAAGGCGCACTGATGGAAGGAGGTTACATCGAAATCTTCCCGAAACTCGGTAACATCCCGGTCGGGGTGATTCCGTTTACGTTCATTGGGGCCGGGAATAATGACTCGACCCCTGACGATGCACCTTTGCTGCCTCTGGCTGAACTTAATATCGGGCATTTCCGCAACAGTGCAGACAATGAGGAGTCCAGCTTCGTTGTAGGTCAACCCACTCTGTTCATTGCGCCGGGCGAGAATATGAGCATGGAGCAGTGGAAAGAAGCCAACCCTCACGGCGTCCGCATGGGGTCGCGTTCGGGCCATAACATCGGTTACGGCGGCAATGCGTTTCTGGTTCAGGCGGAGGAGAACAACCTCGCTAAGCAGAACATGCTGGATAAAGAGAATCAGGCCATCCAGATTGGTGCGCAGCTTATCACCCCGACGCAGCAAATCACCGCTGAATCCGCCCGCCTGCAACGCGGCGCTGACACGTCCGTTATGGCGACAATTGCGCGTAATGTAAGCTCTGCGTATACCGATGCGCTGAAATGGGTTGCGGGTATGCTAGGATTGCGTGGAGACACAGAGATTGAGTTCAAGCTGAATATGGAGTTCTTCCTGCAGCCTATGACCGCCCAGGACCGCGCTCAGTGGATGGCGGACATTAACGCGGGCCTGTTACCTGCTACTGCTTACTACGCAGCGTTGCGTAAGGCGGGTGTAACCGACTGGACGGATGAGGACCTTCAGAACGCTATCGAGGATGCGCCACTGCCGTTAGGTGCTGTTGCTCAGGTATCGGGGGAGATTCCGCAGTCGGCGCAGCAACAGGACACCACTCAGCAGTAAGTTCACCTATAGCCCCGAAAGGGGCTTTCTTATAGTATGCTATTAACTTTAGCGCCACAGGGTTTATCTATGAGCTTACTTACATCTCTAATCAGCCACCAGATATGGCTGCAACGCACCGCATCCGGTGAAGTGAAAGGCCTCGCACCGTTCATTAAGGAGATGCGGGACGAAATAAAACGGCAGGTTCTGTTATTCGGCGACGACGGGCGAAGCTCGCGCCGACTGAATAAATTGTTACGCGACCTTGAAGAAGCGCTAACCGGACTTACAGGCGACTGGCAAACAAAGCTGACAGAAGACCTTAAGGAACTGGCGGCGTATGAGGCGGAGTGGAACGTAAAGACGCTGACAGCTAACGTAGACGCGGAATTTGTCACGCCTACCGCGGAACAGGTGTGGGCCGCTGCCGAGTTTCAACCTCTGTCGCTAAGTGACAAGCCCGTTGACTTCACCAAGCTGATGTCAGGCTGGGGTGAAGCGGAGGTCGCGCGCCTTGTAACTGGCGTTAAGATGGGCTTTGTGCAAGGCCAAACCACACGGCAGATTGTTAAAGAAGTAGTTGGTAAAGGCGGCCTGGCTGACGTATCAGAGAAACACGCCGCTACAGTAATCCGCACCGCGCTGTCCCACGTGTCCAACGAAGCCCGTAATGAGACATACCGCCAGAACGACGACATCATCGAGAAATACGAATGGGTGTCAACGCTGGACAGCCGCACCAGTACGATTTGCAGAGCCAGAGACGGAATGACGTGGGGAATCGGTAAAGGGCCAATGCCCCCTGCCCATCCGAACTGCCGGTCGTGCACGGCGCCCGTAATTAGCTCGGAGTTCGACTTCCTCGATAAAGGCGCAAAACGTGCGGCTAAGGGCGCGGACGGAGGTACTCAGGTAAGTGCGGACACCACCTATTACGAGTTCCTGAAACAACAACCGGCATGGTTTCAGGACCAGGCGCTCGGCCCTGTTCGCGGTAAGATTTTCCGTAACAGCGGTATATCGCCGGAAGAGTTTCGCGTAATATCTGTAGATGGTTTCGGTAATCCGCTGACGCTTAAGCAGATGGCGGAACTCGATAAACGTGTTGCTGATTATCTGAAAGGGGATTAATGATGGGCTTTTTCAAAGTAACTGATGTGCCGTCGCGTCGCGTAGTCCAGTACGCTCGTGTGTCTGGCTCCGGTGAGAACGTGGTATTTATTGAAGATGAAAGTGTACTGGGTACACCAGTAGACGATATGCCGTTTGCGGACAAGACTGGTATTGCGCTGCCTGCGGCAGGTATGCTTTACGAGATTCCGTATCTGGCGGACGCTGGCGACGTGTATTTCTCTGCACAACCACAGGACGTCGAACTGGCAGACGGCAGCGCCACTATCACTGTCGAGGTTAAGGCGGGCAAAGCACCATACGCGCTGACCTGGTACAAAGACGGTAAGGAAGTGGTAAACGCCCCGGAAGAGGCTTTGTCTCTGACGGTTAATGCGGTGGGTGAATACTTCGTTAAAGTTACTGATGCCGATGGTGTAGAGGCCGTAAGCAAAGCGGCGAAGGTCACTAAGCCAGAATAAACTGAAGCCCCGAAAGGGGCTTTTTAGCGCCTGTGACTATTCCAGTTATTCCACCGAATTGTAAATGTTAGAATAAACTATTCGAATAGTTGACTTTTCACCAAAAATGTGCTAAGCTCCACCTGAGCTTGTGAAGTATGAACAAGCGACCGCGGCACGGCAGGTAACGGAGCCGGACGTTAAGTCCGAGTGTAGTTACGCTGACGCGTTCGGAAGGGCCATACTCTATTGCTTGTGTAAAAAGTAACTGGTTTACTGAGATTACGCCGTTTCTATGTTTAAATGATAAGGACTAGCGCCCCGCTTTAAGGCGGGGCTTTACTTATCGAGAAAGGGGAAACATGAATCTTAAAGCAACTGTCGTAGCAGGAGCATGTTTCATCATCCTGTTATATGTACACGGCTACTTTCAATACCGCAGCGGCTGGAACGAAGGCCGGGCGAATCTCGTTTCGCAGCAACAGCAGAAAGCACAGGCTGAGTTAGCGAAGAAAACACAACGGCAGCAGCAGGATGAATCAAAGGCCGCGGCCGCCGACAGCGAAGGCAAGACGAAATCAGAGGTGATTACCCGTGAAGTCGTTAAGTACATTAAAACACCTGGTCGCAGCGTGTGCACTTTCGACGATGCTCGCGTCCTGCTCAAGTCCCGCGCCGTCGCAAACGCCAATTCCATCCCCGGATACGACGATGATGCAGCCACCGTGCAAGCTGGCACCACCAAGTAGCGATGCTGACGAGGATTTAGCTATCGACGTTCAGAACGCCGAATGCGTACGGCAACTGAGACTGAAAGTGTTCATGTTGCAGGATTACGTGCGGAATATTCTGGAATAGTTGCCTTGTGTGTTGGAATAATTTATTCTTGACATGTAAATCCGGGAGGCCCGGATTCCAACGTCCAGGGGACATACTGATGAGCGAAGAAGTGAAAGACGAAACTATCGAACAACAAGAGCCTAAGACCACGTTCACCAAAGAAGAAGTTGACGCACTGGTATCCGGTCTTAAAGCTAACAATGAGAAACTCTTGTCTGAGAAGAAAGCTGCCGCTGCTGCCGCTAAAGAAGCCGCAGACGCGAAGCTGAAAGCCGAACAGGAACGCGCAAAACAGAACGGCGAACTTGAGGCATTCGAGAAAACGTTGCGTAGTCAGTATGAGCCAGTACTCGCCGAGAAAGACGGTAAGATTAGCAAAATGGCTGAGCGTATCCTCGGCGCAGAACGTAAATCAGTTATCAGCCAGTTGTCTGGTATGTTGATTGATGAGAGCGCGGCGGATATCATCGCTATGATGGTCAAGACCGAATTCGACGGCGATGACGTTGTGACCAAGTTCACCGGTGCGGACGGTAATGTCATCACCACCGACGCAGAGCAATTTAAAAAGTATCTGCGCGAGCACAAAGCATTCTCGCATCTGATTAAAGCAGATGCAGCAACCGGCGGCGGGGCTTCCGGTAACAAAAATTCTACTGGCGGGGCCGGTGGTTCGGACGTAATCCAGCAAAAACTTAACGCCAAATACGGCAAACGAGGATAACAGAATATGTCTCTGTCAGATATGAAGGTTTATAACGACGATATCGTCGGTACCACTATCGAACTGCTTGGTCAGAAAACTGACCAGTTTAACGCAGCCTCCGGTGGCGCAATTGTACTGTCTACCGCTTCATGGCGCGGAGACTTCTCCCGTGAGTCTTTCTTTAACCAGATTGCCTCCGCTAAACGCCGCGTTGACCGTTACGCCGCTATCGCGTCTCAGGCAGCTACCGCGCTGACTCAGGGCGAGCATGTAGGCGTTAAAGTCGCTGGCGGCTTCGGACCGGTACTGTTCGAGCCTGCGCAAATGACCTGGCTGAACGAAGACCCGGCGAGCGCGATTCGTGCTATTTCCGAAGGCTTCTCCGATGCGCTGTTAGCGGACCAGCTCAACACCGCTGTTGGCGCAGCTGTTGCGGCGGTATCTGGTCAGGCCGCGCTGGTTAACGACGTATCTGCAACCGTGGGTCTGTCCCTGAACGTGCTGAACAACAGCCACGCTAAATTCGGCGACCAGTCTCAGCTGCTGATTACCGACATCATGACCGGTGCTGCTTACCACACGCTGGTAGATAAAGCGCTGACTAACGCAAACCAGCTGTTCGTTGCTGGTAACGTTATGGTTGTCGATGTTCTCGGCAAGCGTTACGTAATCTCTGACATTCCTGCGCTGTACGAGGCCGGTGCTACGAACAAGACTAAGGTCCTGTCCGTAGTTGCAAACGGCATCATCGTTGATAATGCTTCTGACATTATCAGCAACATTGATACCAGCAACGGTAACACCCGCATCCAGACCACCTGGCAGGCGGATTACAGCTTCGGCCTGAAACTGAAAGGCTATAGCTGGGATGTCGCCAACGGCGGTAAATCTCCGCTGGACGCGGAACTGTTCACCGCGTCCAACTGGGACAAAGCTGTTGCCGAGAACAAGCATACCCTCGGTACTCTGGCAATCGCCGACGCGGACAAGTAACACGGTTAGTAGTAAAAACAAAGGGGCTTCGGCCCCTTTTTACTAGGAGAAATTAAAGTGGAAATTAAATATGTACCAATGCCAATTACCGTCGAGCAGAAGCGCGAATATAACCGCCGGGGGTTCCGTGTGGTAGATGCTCGTTTCGCGCCAGAAGGCACCGTGGTAGAATCGACTAAAGAAGAGACACCACGCCGACAGCGCCGGGCGAAATCAGAGGAATAATTTATGCCGCTAATCGTGGAAACGGGGGCAATCGTCCCGAATGCCGACAGTTACGTTAGTCTGGCTGACGCCCGCGCGTTAGCGGCTAATTATGGTCTGGAGTTGCCTGCGGATGATACTGCGGCTGAAGTAGCTCTACGCAACGGTGCTACTTATGTCGGGCTTGCAGAACCGCAGATGTGCGGGCGTCGTGTATCCGCCGAACAGTCACTGGCATATCCTCGCACTGGTGTAACGTTAAACGGGTTCCCCGTAGCGGACAATGCCATCCCGAAACAGGTTATTCTTGCACAGGTAATCGCCGCTGTTACGTATGGGGCGGGTACGGATGTTCGGGCTAACTCTGATGGACGTTCCGTGCAGACCGAACGTGTCGAGGGGGCGGTGACAGTGACCTACTTCAACAACGGCAGCAGTGGGGCTACAACCTCGATCACCGCGGCGGACGACGCTCTACGCCCGTTACTGTGCGGCGGTCTTAACAATGGCTTCTCTTTTAATGTGTACCGGGGGTAAAAATGGCGAAGACTAAAACAGAGATGTTTACTCTTATCGGTGCAAATCTCCCCGATAATACCACTGGACTTATTACCCCCGCAGCGTTGCGCGAGGTAATGACACAGATGGCTGACTCGCCTATCTATGCCACTCCGGGGGTTAAAGAGGTTGAAGTTCTCCGTGCCGCGTCGACAGTAGCACAAGCACCATCCGCGGTGGGCACAGCATTGCAAATAACTTTCGGTGCTGCCCAGGGAAGCGCGTCTAACCCGGTAATGATTAATGCTGCAGGGCTGGTTACATTCAACGCCGCTGGTAACTGCGCCGTTCGCATCAAGTTACAGGCGGGGCGTACGGGTGCTAGTGGGACGTCCATCCTGTTATCACGCATTCTTCTGAACGGTGCCCAGTACGGCTCGCCCGCCGCCACTAAACTGGTAAGCGCTGATACTACAATCCCGATTGAATCCCGCGTCGTTATTAACCCAACCTCAGGCCAGACGTTTGCCGTTCAGATTATGCGGGATAGCGCCGGAACTAACTTCGGTGGTGTATACCCACAAGCGGCTACCGTAACCGCATGGGGTACAGCACCATCCGCATTACTGGTTATTTCGAGACTGGAGGCCGCCTGATGAGCACCGATTTCAGTAAACGTATGCAAGGCGTGGGTACACGCCTGCTAACCAAATTCGGTAGCACGGTATCTCTTGTTCGCGCTGGCTCTAAGGTGTGGGATGAAGTTCTCGGTGAGTACATCTGGTCTGCAGACGAAGTGTTGCCGTTGAAAGCTGTTCCGGTTCCGGTAAACGTGGGACTGGTGAACGGCACGACGATTCAGGCGGGTGACATGATTGTTAAAGCCGATTACAGCGTCGTCCCGAAGATGGAAGATAAGGTACAATTCGGCGGCGAGCAATGGTCTGTCGTAGCCATTGAGAAGAAGATGGTTAATGATGATGTCGTGGCGTATTTTATTCAGGTGAGAAAATGAGTTTCGCGCTTGATGTCTCTAAGTTCGTGGAAAAGGCGAAGAAGAATCCTGAGAAGGTGATGCGTCAGGTGTCTATCAAACTGTTTTCCGCTATCATAAAGGCGAGTCCGGTAGATACTGGCCGCTTTCGTATGAACTGGATGGCGTCTGGCGGCATTCCTGCTTCCGGGGTTACAGATGCTACGGATAAATCAGGAAACACGGCAACCGGAAACGCTACAAGTTTCGTGCTGAAAGCCGCTGACTGGCGCGAGTTCACGTTGACAAATAATCTGCCGTACGCACAACGGCTAGAGTATGGTTGGTCTCAACAGGCGCCAGCCGGGGTTGTCAGGACTAATGTGTCTCGCTTCCAGCAACTCATTAACGAAGAAGCCAACAAGGTGAAATGATGGGCTACTTTGAGGACTTAACAAAAGCGTTTGACGTGCCGCTGGTAGCCTTCGGAACAACCAACGGCATCAAGGTCGCGCTCGAAAACATCGACGCGCCGACGTCAACCGATACACCGTATCTGGCGAGCTACATGCTACTTGCGGACACCGAGCAGGCTGATTTGTTCTTCACGGAACAACGCTCCGGTATTTATCAGGTCGACATTAACTACGCATCAGTGAAAGGTAGCGCACCAATCAATAAAATGGCAGACTTACTTAACACGGCGTTTAAAGCAGGTAAGTCATTTTCACGTAACGACATCTGCGCCGAGGTTCAATCGGTTAGCCTGGGGCCGCTGATTGTAGAAAACGGATGGGCCAAAAGACCATTGTCAATTAACTTTATTGCATTCACCAAGAGGCTGTGAATATGGCTACAACTCCTTTTAAGGGCGCGAATACCGCGCAATTCTATGTGGCGGAAACTACCCCCGGCGTAACACCGACTAACCCGGTATGGTCGCCGTTGCGTAACACGGGTGGCGTTCCCGCGATTACCCGTGACACGCTGACATCCAACGAACTGGACGGCAGCCGTGAAACTACATCCATCCGCACCGGTAACAAACAGGTTAGTGGAGAATACGCCATCGAGCTTAGCTCGAAAAGCCAGGACGACTGGTTAGCGGGCGCTTTAGGCTCTACGTGGCAATCCGGCGTTTCCCTGTCAGGACTATCGATTACCGTCGCACCCGCGGGCAAGACGTTCACACGCGCTACCGGCAGTTTTATCACTGACGGAGTTGGGGTAGGCGACCTGATTGCGTTTACCGATTTAACAGGCGATAACGCAAAACCATTTATTGTTACTGCAGTAACGGCTACGGTTGTTACTGGTGCGGGCATCCAACACACCCTGACCACCGAGACAAAAACTAGTAAGGCTAAAACTGGCGACACGTTGGAAACCGGTAACGCGTGTAAGACGTTCTCTATCCTTACCTGGTACAAAGGCCAGTGCGGCGGTACTGACGCGTACACGTTAACCAAAGGCGTGGAAGTTTCTGGTTTTACCATCGAACAGGCTGTTAACGCGATGGTAACTGGCAGCTTCCCATTCATCGGTCGCAGTCAGGAGATTCTCACTACGCCGCCGACCGGTTCCAACTTCTCATCTGTTACTTTTGGTGATGAGCCGTTCTCTTCGGTTGACGTTTCCGTGTTCGACGGCTCTACGCCGTTGCGTTGCGACAGTCTGACTATCACCAACGATAACAGCGCGTCCGCGCAGTTCGAACTTGGTAACACTAACGTAGCGTTTGTGGAGCGTAGCCGTGCAGCTAACACCTTCTCCATCTCCGGTAAGCTGTATGACATGGCGATGATTCAGAAGTTTATCAACGAGCAGCAGGTAGAGATTAACTCCATTCTGGCGGGGGTAAACGGGGCTATGTCTTTCAGTTTGAAACGTGCAGAGCTTACGGCGGTCACACCTGAGATTGGTGGCCCTGAGTCAATCACTCAGTCTATTGAAGGCCAGGCCACCGGCAACCAGTACCAGTCGTCTATCGTAATTCAACGTATCACCTACGCATAAAACTAAGGCCCCTTTCGGGGCCTTTTTATTACTCATCAATGTTACTTCGATACTCCCGTAACTTTTCCAGACTTTCAATTGCTTCCGCTAAGTCTGTTCCTGTGTCTTTGTGACCGCGCAAGCCCATACACAACAGCTTCTTCAATGCGTGCTGCAACGCCGGGTCGCGGATGTCGAAAGCGCGGAGCACATCATAAACGTCTACTGTCATAGTGCTGCCGTGAGTGTTTGTCATTGTGCGGTTGTATTTTGAAGTCATTTTCCGTGCCTCTCAGTAAAGTCTTTCTTTTCTTTGTAAAAACATTCGGCATATCTTACGGCGTCTTCTTTGTGGCCAAAACGCTTGGCTATTCTATTTCCGTTATATTGAATTTGAACGACCCATTTACCGTTATATGTTTTACTAACCCCGGTAACACCAGACGAGTTATCCCTGCGCTTTGCTGCATTTTTGCAGTTTATGCGCCGGTCGCACAGTCGCAGATTCTCTATACGGTTATCGCTTTTCACACCGTTTATGTGGTCAATCTCCTTGCCTTCTGGTATAGCTCCGTTAAACATTTCCCATATAATTCTGTGGGCGAATGTCATTTTTGACCCTAGTTTAGTTCTTACATATCCGCGTTGGTCAACGTACCCTACTTTACGCCCTTTCGGGTACTTAGGGTTTACGCTGTCCTTAGCGTAAAGACTACCGTTTTCGTATTCGTAAACGTCATTCCATGTCAATTTATACCTCCTATCATTTCTGGTGATATTGTGAGGCGTGCCACCTCCCCATATTCTGCACTATAAGTTATCACGTTAGCACTACGACCGGACATCCAGCCCCCTCGCGATGCGTAAGCATCTTTCGCAGCCAGGGTTCGGTGTTGTTCGACTACCATATTGCGGCTTTCTACTAATTTCTGATGATGTAGATGCCCTACATGAGCGTAGCTGTATGTGCTTTCTCCGAAAGCCTTACGGAATTTAGAAATCATTACCGACTCTATGGCGTCAAATCTCGCACGGTGTCCGTGATGCATGAATAGCGTAGTTTTCCCGTGCTGAACCATCTTGTATACGTCGGGGGAGGTGTCCACAAATACGCGAGGTTCGTTGTCGTACAATGTACAGAACATTTCGGCAAGCCATACAGAGCCTACAGGGTCATGGTTACCTTGAACGATTAAAAGTTTGACTGTGTGATGTTTAACAAGCGCCATATCTACCACACGGCGTACCATGCGAATCATGTAGCGCACAAGTTTCTGATAACGCGTATCCGCGTCCAACACATTGCGGGACTCAGGGGTAACGGCATCCAGACTATCGAAGTGCGCAAAGTCACCAAGCAGGTTAATGACTCCTGTTCCTGCATCCGGTGCTTTCTGAAACGCAGCATCAAACCATCGAGAGAACAGGTCTTCTGCAATCTTCATGTCCCAGTCGTCGCCGCTCTCGTCAGCCCATGCCAGCATACCGAGATGAAAATCAGATACAGTGTAAAGATTAAGTAGTTTATCGTCTCGTTTGGCTCGTGCTGCTTTAACAGGGGCGACTGGCGTAATCTCTGATTTCATTCCTTCGATTACGGCTTTCATCAACTCGACCTGACGTTCTGCGTCTGTGTCGGTCTTAACCCATTGCAGTTTAGTGTTGCCGAACTCGTCCACCAGTGACGAGGTCCCTTTAATTTTGTAGCCTTCCGGTACGAGGTGGCTAACGTCGCGCCCGTGGCCTACGCCTTTCTTAGCCAGCTTCGCTTTACGGATACGAATAACGCGGTCTGAGATGCCGTATTTACGGGCGATGTCTACATTCTTCAACCCGGCGTTCAATTCTTCCTGTAACTGTTCGTCGGTTATTTTCTTATGGGCCATGCTTACTTCCTCGTGTTTAGGATTTGTCTTATAGTAGCCTACTTATTATCTTGAACAAACTTTTCGAACGCGTCTGCCTTTTCTTTACTATTAGGCGAGAAACGTTTGTGGTTACCCTCTCTCACCCATTTAGCATTGAACGAGTCCCATAAATCTGCGTTAACTTTAATGCTCTCTTTAACTTCCGAATCTTCCGGTTTAGCGACAGCCGACAGAATTTTATGCAGAAGCTGAATCTGCTCATTCGCTCTCGAGGCTTTACTAATTACGATAAACAGAAACGCGGTCTGGATAGCGAGCACTACTACGGCAGCGATTAATAGTTCGAACATGGTTATTTCCTCTGTAAGTAAAATGTATATCACCGATGTAGTGAATAGTACCCTATTATATTGGGGTGCGCAAGTAATGTGATAGAATAATTTTGCGCCTAGTGTCGCACACGAAAAGCGGGTGGTTCCCGTCTGGCGCGTCAATCTTAACCTGTAACCTCTTAACCAAAGGATTAAAGAATGAAACTTTCTGATTTTTATTTTGCCGATAAACACGCAGAAGGCCGCCGTATGCCCATTTTACTGCCGAGTGGTGAAGACTCCGGTGAATGGTTGCAGGTGATGGGGCCTGATTGTGACGCCGCGGTTCGTGCTGGGCGTGCCTTTGTATCCGCTAACTTCGCACTAAAAGAACAACTCGAAGAGCTTGATGCGAAATGCAAGGCAAAGAATGACTGGACCGAGTACAACGCAAAATATAACTGGATGGCGGAAGACCTAAACCGGCAACTGGCGGTCGAAGTTGTGACGGGCTGGTCCTTTGACGATACGTTCTCGAAAGAAGCTCTGGCGGCACTGCTTGGCCAGTACCGCGGGTTGGCGGAAGAAGTGGTTAAATACCACACCAAGCTCCGAGAAGAATTATCGGTAAAGTAGACGCGCTGTTGAAATATTTTTCGTGGCTCTATATCGAACTGCAGAAGAAGCAGAAGTTTGATGATATATCTAAGGGCCACGAAGCGGCGTTAATAGCGATGGGTATCATCGAAAAGGCGGAACGTAAGGAGCTAAAAGGCCCGGAGTGTCCGCCTGTTTTTTACCCGTTACTCGCTAAATACCGCGCCATTAAATTTCAACAGCGCGAAACAGCGGACCAGGTAGTTGTCTACCCGAGGGGGATGCTATCATGGGGCGACTTACAGGACTTCAAAGCAGCTACCGGAACAGACGTTAGTTTCTTTGAAGCGGATTTAATTATGGCGCTAGACGCCGTGTTCGAGGGCCGAGACGATGGCTGATACCGCATCGCTGGTAGCGAGAGTAACGGCGGAAGGTGCCGCTACTGCCGCCAAGCAATTAGATAACTTTGCTGCAAGTGCAACAAAGGCCGAAGCCGCTACCGATAAAATGACGCCGGCGGTTAAAGAAGCGGCGGCAACAACACCTAAATTCGGTAGCGCAGTAACAAACGTTTCCTACCAGTTGCAGGACTTTATTGTTCAGGTAAGCAGCGGGCAGTCCGCTTTACTTGCGTTTAGCCAACAAGCCCCCCAATTGCTCTCCGGCTTCGGTGCGCTCGGGGCGGTGCTGGGTATCGCCGCGGCTGCCACCAGTGTGTTGTATAACGCTTTTGGCTCGACTAACGAAGCCACTAAAAACCTTGAGTCATCTACTAAAGCGCTTAACGCTGTTATCCAGACATCTAAAACCGGTGTCACAGAGTTATCTGACAGCTACATCCAACTGGCTACCGGCGTAGAAACGGCAACCGCGTCACAGGCACAACTTGAAGCGGGCATTGCTGGTGCGGAAAACACGATTGCCGCTATGAACGCCAAGCTGAAAGAAACGGCTGACATTAGCTATTTAATGTCCGGTTCTATCACTGGTGCTAATGATTCTCTGCAAAAAGGGCAGACCAACACCTCCAGCTACACCGGATTCCTGTCGAGTCTGGCAGACCAGTTCGGTGTAACAAAACAGCAGGCAGAAGAGTTAATCCCGTTACTGGCGAGTGTAGCCGAGAAGCCTACGCAAGATAACGTGCTGGCGCTTACCACTCGTATGGGCGAGCTTAGCTCTGTTACTGACAGCAAAGTCACCCCGGCGTTTCGTAATTTCCGTGCAGAGCTTCTCAACGCGATTGCTACACAAGATACTGCTAAAAAGTCGTTAGATATTCTCAAGGCGGCGCAATTAGGTCAGGCAGAAGCAACTAACTCCAGCACAGAAGCAACTAAGCAGAACATCACTAAGATGATTGAGTACGCCCAGGCCCAGTTACAAGGTGCTAAAGCGGTGCTCGCATTTAACGCTGCTCAGGACAAACAGCAATTTGCTCAGTCCGGTGCTACAGCGGAGCAGATAGCGCAGTACAACGAATTAATTAACAAGCAGTACGAGAAAGACGTTGCTAACTACGACGCCGCTCAGCAGAAGAAAGCAGAGGCAGAAGCTAAATCGGCAGCGGCCCGCGCTAAGTCCGAAGCCGACAGACAAGCCGCGCAGGAAAAACAGGCAGATGCTTTCCTTACGCTTGTTAAGAAACAGAACTCTTCGGAGGTAGAGCAAGTAACTATTGCTGCCGCGGAGAAGCAAAAGCAGTTAGACGATTATTACGCGAAAGGCCTGGTCTCTCAGCAAGAGTACGAAACGGCATCAGCAGATATAGCCAACGCTGCGCAAGAGAAAAAAGACGCTATTGTTGCTAAAGAACAAGAGCAACAGGCAAAACGCCAGGAACAGGCTGACGCGTATCTGGCACAGTTACAGGCTAACTTCGAAGGTGAATCCGCAGAGCTTGACCGCCAGTATCAGGTAAAACAGGATAAGCTGGACAAGTTCCACGAAGAAGGCTTGATTAGCGAGGAAGATTACCAGAACGCTCTTGCGGACCTGCGCCAACAAAAAGCAGATGCACTAATCGCCGCCGACCTGTCGACCTGGGGCACTATCGCGGCTAACGTTAAAAGTGCAGCGAGCGAGAACACCGCTTTGTATAAAGCCGCGGCTATCACCGAAGCCACCATTTCAACATATCTGGCGGCTACAAAAGCACTGGCAACTGGCGGACCAATCCTCGGCCCAATCCTCGCGGCGTCGACTATCGCGCTCGGTCTGGCTAACGTGGCTAAAATAAGTTCCGCGCGTGAACAGGGCGGTCAGTTATCTGCGGGGCAGGCTTCCACCATCGCCGAACGCGGTAAACCAGAAGTTATCATGCCCGCTGGTGCGTCACGAGTGCGCACCGCGCAGCAGATGAAGGAAATTATGGGGCAAAACGGGTCTTCTTCCGGCCCGTCTAATGTTACTATTGTGAACAACACGAGTTCTCAAATCGGCAACGTATCCACCGAGCAAGATGATGAAGGCCGTTTACGCATCATCATCGAAGAGCAAGTGGCGGCATCTTTGCAGAACAGTAACAGTAAGATTAGCAAGGCCAGAAAGGCCACAAGAAACTCGCCGGGGTTTAAATAATGACCGACTTATATTTCCCTCGTAGCCTTAAGCCTATTGTGTCGAAAGGCTACTCAATGACCAGACGCAACAACGTCTGGAGTGTCGATTTAGCCGGCGGCGGGGTGCGTCAGGGCCGTGACACATATTACGACGTGTTCCCCGTTAGCGTAACCCTGATTACATCCGCAATGGGGCGACAGGCGTTTCTGTCGTTCCTTGAGAAAGTCGATGGTGGTGCGTCAAGTTTCTGGATGGCGCACGACTTCGGCATGGGAATTGAGGATTACCAAGTCACCATCACGTCCACTATAGCGGAGTCCACCGAAGACGGGATTAACTGGACAATCACTTTCACGGCAACCGCCGAGAAATCGCCGTTCCAGGACCTTGAGAACCAGTGCCTGATTAACAATCTGCCAGATTTGTATGGTTGCTATGGGGACTGTCTGGGTAGTTTCCTGAAAATATATGCGAACTACGAGACGACGTTCCCGCGCATCTGGAGCAATGAAGGGCCTGCAGGATACCCGCCGATTAACCTTCTGGCGTCGACTCTTGATAGCCGCATTGTGTATGACGGGCCGCAGGTTTATTACATCAACCGAAACGGCAATCTTGTGCAGTCCGCCGCCGGTGAATGGCCGCTTACGTTTATCGATGGCTCGGCAGTTGGGCGTGTGCCACCGGAGGCATCAGTAACTAACAGATTCCTATATTCAAGCAATTTCTCTTCGTCAAACTGGAACAAAGGTTTGGTGAGTGTATCAGTATCTGAAACAGGTGTTTTAACAGCCGCAGGCACGTACGACGTAACTGCTACCGCCACAAGCGGTAACCACCTAATAAACCAGACTGTAGATGTTAGCGTTGGTGTTGGCGACATGGTTACTTTTAGTTTCTTCGCAAAAGCAAACGGATACAATTTCATACGGATGTACGTGCGAGAACTTCCTACAGTATTAGGCTCAGCAGTTGTGGATTTGCGGGATGGTAGCATTTATTCCGGCCCAGGTGGTACAGATGTAACCGACGTAGGCGGAGGGTGGTTCCGAATATCGGAGACGATCACAGCAACAGAAGATAAAACAATGAGCATACGGATGGACGCATGGATATATTCAGACGGAGTTACCGGGTCATTTACGGGGGATGGCGTTTCAGGGGTTAAATTATCCGCGGCTACTGTAGAGGTAAACCAAAATACAACATCCCCGGTAATAACCGATGCCGTTGTTGTCACCCGCTCGACAGCGTCCGCGAAAGTAACCATGAACGGTGCAACAAGCATCGACATTACCTATTCTGACGGCTCCGTGGTTAGCATCCCCGCAGTTGACGGTTACGCTACCATCCCACAGGCCGATTCTGCGTGGGGTAGTAAATACATCACTCGTATTGATTTTAATGTGGACGGCTAACTTATGAGTCAGGAATCAGTAGAAGCTGCCTATCGCCGTAAGTTGGCATCAAATCCCGACGGCGAGATGGACTACATCACGTTGCAAATCAGCCACCCGTTGCTGTCAAAGACGTACTATCTTGTGCGCGGACTACAGGAACTCACGGCAACACTGGAGACGGGCGAAACTATCACGTTCGAACCAACCCCGATGGAGGCGTCGGGGGCTGCTAACAATAGCGACATGGACCAGACGACCACGTTTACTTTACCGGATATTCTCAATCAACTGGACGATGAGATGGATAAAATCCCTATGAGTAACACCGAGTTGCCGAAATTCGTCTTCCGCCGGTACGTCAGCACCGACCTGTCTTATCCGGCTGACGGCCCGGTCGTGTACGAGTTGCAGGCCATCAACCAGGAGAAGGGCGAGTTCTCCGCAGATGTCGGTACACCTATGCTGAACCAACGAAGCACTGGTATACTAATGACACCTAAAGAGATACCGTTATTACGCGGCCTGTTGACCACATGAATATTAACGACTACACGGGCATACCTTACGACTTTCGCAAACGCAATTGCTGGCATCACGTGCGCATTGTACGGGCGGATGCCGGGCTAGAAACTCCGGCGTTCGATGTTACAAGCCCAACGGCGATTAACGAAGCGTTTGACGAAGGGCATCGCGACACGAAGGGGCTTACGAAGATTGATAAGCCTGAAAACTTCTGTGCGGTGCTTATGGGGTATCGCCGTGGTGGTCGTATCGTGTGGCACGCGGGAGTTTACTTCGACGGGATGGTGAGTCATTGCGAGCTTGCGTCCCGTCAGGTACGGCTTGACCGGCTGGCGGACCTCAGAGACACGTACACGGAGATTGAATTTTGGCGATAATCCTGCACTACACTCGAAATGCGGAAGGCGCTTTCGACCGTACGAAACACGTCGGGATGCCGATGGAATTTGTCGTTAACCGTATCCCGGACGGGGTGCCTGCGCGCGTCTACCTCGGCGAGATTGGCGATGATACTGATGTTACAGACGACTTCGAAGCGCTTAAAGACGAAGACGCCGTGTACCATATTATTGAGGGTGCGGGTAGCGGGGCGCTTGGTGCGGTTAGTAAGGTATTTGGTTTTATCCTTAAGCCAATCGCTAAGTTGTTCGGCCTGAACATGTCCGCTAACGCCAACTACACGGCGACTAACAACCAGACAACGTCACCGAATAACAGCCTTACAGACCGCTCAAACAAACCACGCCCTTACGAGCGCTCCTATGACATCTGCGGGACTGTGCAGACAATCCCTAACGACCTGATGCAGACGTATAAAGCGTTCAACTCCACGGGTGCTTTGCTGGAGTATTCGTATTATGACGTGGGGCGCGGGCATCTGCATATTGAGGCTGATGGCGTAACGGAAGGCGACACCCTGATAAGCGACATCACAGGTTCCTCTGTTGCCATATACGCGCCGTATACGTCACCGAACAACACCACATCGCCGCAACTACAAATCGGCGACGTCATTGACCAGAAACTTTATGTGACATACTCCAACGACGACGTTGATGGTATTGTACTGAAAGCGCCAAACGACATTGGAGCTAACCCAAGCGCCGACGGCACAGCTAAACGTATTTCAAACACCGGCTACATCTACGACCCGTCAGGCGACTCCGCTTTTTCTGAGTTTCTTAGCGTCGGTGATATCGCGGTGCTGAGCAACTTTGACGTTGCTGACGTCACTAACCTGAACGGCTCGTTTGAGGTTTTATACGTTGACGACTTCGAAGTGAGATTAGCCGTAAACGGTGCGTCTAACTGGGCGGCGTTGACCAGCGGACAGACGTACACGTTAACAGAGCGTTCAGATACGTTTATCGGGCCGAGCAACACCTATGACGTATCACTGACCGACTGGTATTACATGGTGCGCGGGGAAGTTGACCGCGTGCTCGCTAACGTAGCCGGGCAGAACGGCCTCTACAAATACGACGGCGGCTATAACCGCACCAGCGTAACTGTAGAACTCCAGTACCAGATGATTGATTCCCAGCGTAACCCGTTGAGTGATATTTACACGGTACAGGCTACAATTACGGGCAACAATACGGATTACGTCGGTACGTCTATCTATGGGCAGTTGCCTACTTCATCGCGTTTCCGTGCCCGTATGCGCCGTATAACGAATTTCGATAAGGACTACGACGGTACAGTAAGCGACGAGATAACGTTCATCAACCTGTACGGGCAGTCGCTGGACACAACCCCACACTATGGCAACCGAACTACCGTACATTGCGCCCGTAAACAGACTCCACGTGCCGCCAGTATCGATAACCCGGAACTGCGCATGATTGCAACCGAGATGTGCTACAAATACTTAGGCAATGGGGTATTCGATACAGTAATGTCGCCAAACACGCAGGCAGTACAATCACTAATTCGACTGGCCCGCGACCCCGCAGTTGGCAATCTGGAACTGACAACGGCAAACATGGACAAATTACTTGCTGTGCAAGAAGAAATTGAGTCCTATTTTGGTAGCGAATTAGCCGGACAATTCTGCTACACGTTCGACGACTACGACATCACGATGCAGGACATCGTTCAGACCATAGCGGAAGCCGTGTTCTGTACTGCGTACCGTAAAGGTGCGGATATTATGCTGCGATTCGACCGTCCTGTTGCTGGACCCGAAATGGTGTTCACCCACCGCAGCAAAACTACAGGTACGGAGAAATGGACCCGCACGTTCAACGATTCGACAACCTACGATAGCCTGTCGTTCTCATACATCGACCCGGATACTAACGTACAGGAAACGATTTATATCCCGGAAGAACTCGGAGCAAACACCGAGGAATATGAATCGAAGGGCGTACGTAACTATCAGCAGGCATATTGGCTGGCGTGGCGCCGCTACCAGCGCAATGCGTTAAGTAAAGTTGTTGTAGAGTTCGAAGCTACTGAAGAGGGGGCACTCGCTACACCGGGCGGCGTAATCAGTGTGGTCAAAGGCTCACGTATTGCACCACAGGATGGTTACGTTGTTGCCGTTAATGGGCTTACGCTGACACTGTCACAGCCGGTTACGTTTACCCCCGGCGATGACCACTCCATCATCCTCAAGAAGCGCGACGGCTCTGTGCAGAGTATCTCTGTTATCAAAGGAAGCCATGACCGCGAAGTGATTATGCTCTCCGCGCCGGAGGAGGCAATCTACACGGGGAATAGTGCGCTAAAAACTGAGTTTTCATTCGGCAACGAAGCAAGGCATAATGCTCAGAAGATAGTTGTTTCTTCAATCGACCCGGGCGACGACCGCACGGTCAAGATTACGGGCTACAACTATGACGACGGATTCTATAAATACGACGGCGTCGCGCCATACGGCAGCGGTTTCTCCGACGGATTCAGCAATGGTTTTAATTAAAGAGGACTCTATATGTCAAGCGGATGTGGTGACGTTTTAAGCCTGGCGGATTTACAAACCGCCAAGAAACACCAGATTTTCGAAGCCGAGGTTATAACCGGTAAATCCGGCGGTGTCGCTGGTGGCGCTGATATCGATTACGCGACAAATCAGGTTACTGGACAGACCCAGAAGACGTTACCCGCCGTGTTGCGTGATGCTGGTTTTTCTCCTGTATCGTGGGACTTTTCCACCGGCGGTACGTTAACAGTTAATGACCGCGACAAAGTGGTGTATGACCCGGTAAGCAAGACGTGGTACTCGTATGCAGGTACGTTGCCGGTTGTCGTCCCAGCATCGTTTAACCCGGTTGGTAACGCTAACTGGAAGCCGCAGACTGACCCGAATTTACGGAATGACCTGGCAAACCCGGACGATGGTTTGGGTGCGGACCTTGTTGCGTACAGCGCTACGGAAGCGGTGAGGGATGCTATAAGCCGTATTGACGGTGACATGTTCCAGGACCCATTAACAGCATGGCCTCTTGGTGGAACGTTAAAAATTAAACAAGGTGTTTATGAAGTAACGTCAGCTTTGGTACTCGATTATGGAAACTATGACGCCGCTTTTATAGGCTCCCCAGGTGTTCGCGCCCATTACGAAGGTGAGAACATGGCAGAGACTATCTTTAACTGCCAGGTTGCTGATTTCAACATACAGATGTACGGGGATAGTACATTCACATCTCAACGAGTACATGCTTACGATTCTGTAGGCGGCTTCACCCTTAAGGGAAGCGCCACTTCTTACGGCATGCATATTAAAGGCAAGGCGTATACGCGCCTGCATGACTTCGTATCGTACGGGCACACTAACGGCGAGGGCCTGCGTCTGGAGGATGTACTGACATCTGATGTAGATAATGTGTATCTGCAAGCTAACCGCATTGGCCTTCGAGTGCTTGCTAGCAGTACAGGTTCAGAGTTAAACGCAGTTAGTTTTAACCGTATTACCGCAAGCGATAATTCAAATTGGGGCGTGTTAGGGGACCGCTGGGGCGCAGGTGATACCATTACAGGGTTAACCTGTGAAGGTAATGGCACGCAAGGTGATACCGGTACTGGCGGAATGAACATCGCTGTGAACGGTTTAAATGGTTCAGGTGCACTCGTTTTGAACAACCCGTATTTCGAAGCGAATAAGGGTGGGGCTGACCTTGTAATTGATAACACGGGAACGCGCCCGGTAACCGTAATTATTAACGGTGGAAACTTCCATCGTGTTAGTAGTACGGCGTACACATTAAATAACTTAAGTATTACAAGTTCTGGCGGTGGTAAGGTTACTGTAGTCCTCAATGGCACTACGTTTCAGAGCGTAGGCTCTTACGTGCCGAGTAGTACGAGGCCTTATTGGGTCACTGGACCTAACTGCGAAGTAATAGACATCGGCTGCACGTTCATGGAAGAAACTAGTAAAGCAACATCCGTTTCCTCTGGTAGCATCCCTCGCTCTGGAAGAATTAACGCTAATGGTAGTATTGATGTAGCTCCAGGTGTGTCCTCAGTAAACGTGGTAGCTACAGGTGTTTATGACGTGACATTTTCTAGGCAATTAGCCGCGTTAACTAATGGGTATGTGGTACAGATAACGCCAATATCAGCCCCTGATTCCGTTAGTTGTGATGTCATATATAGTAGCACAACCCGCTTCAGGGTCACATTAAGGAACACTATCAGCGGCGCTGGCATAGCGAGTGCCTTCGCTTTTAGTGTTACAAGACTCGTGTAAAACTAAGGCCCCGTTTGGGGCCTTTTCTCTACTCTTCTGATAACTTCTCCAGTACAAACGCCAGTTGCGCATTAGCGGCGTCTCTTTGCTGCCGTAGTCGTAGAACCTCCTCCTCAAGTTCCTTGATACGTTTTTGCAATGCGGGAATCGGGGCTATGATGTTCATTTCTTACCTCTTCTCTTCATATAATTAAGCAATTCTTCCTGGACCGATTTCTTCTCGTCTGTACGCGCGGCAACAACCTCGTCAAGAGTGTCTTTAGCGACTATGTGATAAAGGAACACCGGGCGTTCGTGGCCTGCCTGCTTCTGGCGCGTTGGGCCTATGCGCTCGACAACCTGCAAATAGTGCTCAAGGTTCCAGCCTTGTGAGATGAACGCCAGATGATGTCCGCCGTCCTGTAAATTCAAACCATGACCGGCTGATGCGGGATGCACGCATAAGATTTCGATTTCACCGCGGTTCCACGCTTCCATCTGCTTATTGCCCTTAGCGCCTTTGGCGAACGCCTGTGCTTGTGGGAATCGCTTAAGGATACGCTCCAGTTCGTGCTTAAACTGATAGGCTACCAGTAACGGTGCGCCCTGTAACTCCTCAACAATTGACTCGAGCGCATCCAGTTTCGTGTCGTGCACTTTCTCCCAGTCTTTGGTTGCTTCTCCGTCGTCACCCGTCACATACACGGCACCGGAAGCAATCTGTAAACACTTCGACGTCTTCGCCGCCGCGTTAGCCGCTTCAACTTCTCCGCTCTCCAGTTCCGCAAATAACTTCTCCTCCATATCGGTATATGCCTGACGCGCCTTCTTCGGCAGGTCAATTTCCACTGGCACGATAATCGGCGCTTCGCAACCAAACCACTCGGCGGCGTCAATCGTGAGACTAATGTCTTTCATCTTCTGGTGAATCTCATTATCCGCGCCCGGGCGTGCGTGGTACTCCCGCGCTATCGCCGACTTGCCTTTCTGTACTGAGTTAAACCAGCGGTCGGTGAATGCCGTGTACGAAGAACCGAGGCGCTCGCCAGCGTCGATAAACCAGTTCTGCCCCCACAAGTCCTTGAGGCCATTTGGCGATGGTGTGCCTGTCAGGTTAATGAACCGCTTAACCTTGCCGAACGCCACTTTGCTTAGCGCCTTAGCCCGTTTGCTTCCTCCAGAACGGCTACGGAAAGATTTCAGCTTCGTGCTCTCATCAGCAACGATAACCGTAAAAGGCCAGTCGTCTTTGCCGTAGTAGTCAATCAGCCACTCGATAACTTCGTAGTTTGTGCACACCACGTTAGCATCTGACTCCAGCGCCGCGATACGGCGCTTCTCTGAACCGGTTGCGTCTACGACACTCAGACAGGGGAAGTTCCAACGTGCCTGTTCCGCGGGCCACGTACCGGACGCAACGCGCAACGGGGCGAGAATTAACACGCGGTCGTCGTCCGTAAGTTGCCCGTTGCGGAACAGGCGGTTTAAAGTCCACAGGACGCTGCCGGTCTTCCCGGCGCCCATGCTTGCCCATATGTTACAGCGATTGTGCTGCAACATGAACGAGGTCATGAGCTTCTGATAGGGCCTTCTAGTGAATTTACCCATTTATGGCCCCCATAAACGCCTTTATAAATTCGGCAGCTACTTGCGGGACGATGGCATTGCCGTAACCGCGCAATCGTCCCACTCTGGCGGGTATCCCATTAGCCAGCGGGAATGTGCCGGGTTCAACTGGCCGGAATTTTCCATCCCGGCAGCCGAGCCAGTCAGTATCTGACCAGAAGCCGCGATGCGAATTGGTTGCGTTATCGCCGCCGCTTGTGCCACGTCTTGAGGTCCACCCTTCCTCTGAATCTCCGATAGCGACCCCTCTAGTGTTCTCACGTTCTTTTCCCCATCCGAACTGCGAGGGGTGGGCCAATTCGTCAGTTTTAGCCCCTGTTCCGTTGAGTAGTCCAGCCTGTCGAATGTTCTGTCCTTCCCGTCCTTGCGGATAACAGTCTCTCCGCTCCCTTTGTAATCGTTCGCTGTCGGTGTAGGCCAGTTGGTACGCACCAAAGAAGAGTCGTTCTCTTTTGTGCGGAGCGCCGACGCTACAAGCTGGGAGTACGGCAAACCCGACGGCGTAGTCTTCTCCTTCCAGGTGAGTTTGTAAATCGCACATCCACGATTTTGCAATTGCTGGTGCAACCTGTTCCCCAAAGAGGACTGGAGGGTGGCACTCGCTGATGAGGTCGAGGAAGACTGGCGCGAGGTGTCTCGGGTCGAACTGTCCGAGTTGTTTTCCTGCCGCGCTAAACGGTTGGCAAGGCGGGCTTCCCGTCCAGAGAGGCGTATCTTCCGAAACTCCCGCAAGTCTGAGCGCGAGAGGCCAGCCGCCGATGCCAGCGAAAAAATGACACTGGGTGAACCCGTCAAGGTCTTCTGGCTTAACTTCGGTAATGCTTCTTTCATCTACAACTCCAAAAGGTATTTGACCCTGTTTTATTAATTCCCGCAGCCACGCAGCAGCGCCTTTATCCCATTCATTGTAATAGTTCATTTGGCCACCAGAACTAACTCTTTACGCCCGAACGCCGTAACGTTACCCGTTACATCTTCGATAACCAGTTTACCGTTCGACTCGACGAACACCGTATCAACGGCAACAGGACGGCGGGTCTTAACATTGAAAATCATGTCACCTGGTACGATGTCGCGTGCTGGTTTGCGGTCATATTCGTGTTTCATTTCTCAATTCCTTATATTGTTGGGGTATGTGTTAACTATAATAGTGTGCTATTAGGGTGTCAACCTGTTTAAACGAGCCAACGACAAAAACATTTGCACCACGTTTACGCATACGCTCGTGCTCTCGTAACTGGTGCGGGTCTGGCTTCGTGTTTTCGTCTTTCTTCACCTCGACAAACCAGACTATGCCGCCAGGGAGAATTACCAGCAGGTCTGGAGCGCCGGAGCGCCCCTCGTAGGAAAGTTTACGAACGAGGCCACCAATGGCCTCGAATCGCTCCTTCGTGTATTTCTGTATTTTGCCCTCAGGCGTACTCATCTACACACCCCTCACGTTTCGTATGCTCAATCCCGCAGCGCGGACAGATTCGGAAGTCTTCTTCATATATCCAGTAAATTTTCATTCCAGCACCCATAGATAAATTGCGATGAACATGCCCAATATGGCAACCATCATGCCATATTGGCCCTCGTGACAGTAGACACCGACAGCAAATCCCGCCAGTACTGCGATAATCAGTTTACTTAGCATAACGCTTCATCTCCGCACCTTCTGCTACAAGAGGGAACCCCTCAGCCCATTCCGGTAATTCGCACATCAATCGTTCCAGTTCTGCGACATTGTATTCTGGTAAATCTGGTGTCTCGCAGATAATCTCATCGTGAACATGAAGCACAATCGGGTAGCCGTTTGCCTCTACGTTCAGCAGCGCATTAGCCAGCAAATCACGGCACAGCGCCTGAGTGCAGTTTTCCACCAGTTTACCCGAGTAGGTGTACTGAAACCCCCACTGGCGGGTTAGCTGATTTTCACCCTGGTACTTGATGCGCACGTTGGTAGACACCTTTCCATCTTCGTCTGTCTCTTTCGACACGCTCAATCCTACGCCTGGGTATGACATAACGCGACCCGACGGCAACGTCATGCGCAACCACCAACCGGCGACTTTGTTGCCGTTGTTGTCTGTTTCTACGCTACGCGAAAACTTAACGCCACGCGGCCCTGCGGTGAACTCTTTACCTGGATTACGGATAGCTGCCATAGCCGCGTCTTCAATATCTCGCCAGAAAGCTACTGTTTCCGGGTGTGACTCACGCCACATGCGCTTGATAGCGTCGCAGGTACGCCACACTTTCTTATCCAGAATATATGATGGCCGGTCGTCCTTTTCACCAGGCCGCGGGGGCCGCTTGGCTTCCTGAATACGCGCCCACTCATATCCACGTGCGGTAGCGGCCCAGATGTGGTCGGGGAAAGTCCCGTCCATTGTTTTTGCCATATCAACAAGGTCAAGGCCGAGGTTCTTGGCGAACTGTACGAATGCTCCGACACCGCCAGCGTAGCCGAGGCCCAGTTCGCAGGCCTTGCCAATCTGGCGTAAGTCTTTACGTTCTTTCTTAATGTAATCCGGCTCCATGCCGAACATCTTACCCGCTGTTACGCAGTAAATATCCAGTCCGGCGCGGAACGTATCAAGCGCGGTTTCTTCACCCGCCAGCCACGCAAGCCCTCGGCCCTCAACGTTCGAGTAATCGGCGACGACAAACTTATGCCCGGCTTCCGGTATTATGCAGCTACGAACCGTCGATGCAGTTAGTTTGGCTACATCAAAACGGCGATGCGCACGGCCTTTAAGTAACGCAGAAATGCCTTTATCCAGTTCATCATCATGGTAGTACCCGCGCGCCAGGTTCTGCGGCTGGAAGCCTTTACCAGCAAACCGTAACGTACGCTTTGCCCCACCGTACTGGATACAACCGCGACGTCGGTCGTCCGAAGAGCGACCCAACAGCAGCGGGTTATATTTCGTGGACGCGGTGGACGCGGCCCCGAGGCGCATTTCGATAATTGTGCGCGCGTCGTCGGGTAGATCATCATCCGCAAGCAGGTCATTAAGCGTCGACTTCTGCGCATTGTGGATGCGGTGCGCTGGAGCAAGCTCACGCAGAATAGGCAGAAAGTCTTTACCAGTAAGCGAGCCGCCGTATTTACGTTGAGCTTCTTCCTGTAACTGCGCTTTGTGTTTCTCTACGGCTTCAATCGCGGCTTCTGCCAGTGCAACGTCAACCTTAAACCCGCGGTCGTTGATTAACTGGTCCAACTCCAGTACACGGTCTTCGAACTCAGAGTTACCCCAACGCGGCAGCTTATGGAAGACTTCACGCATCGCAGTGATGTCGCTCACGGCGTACTTGATGAACAGCGCCCACTCATCCGGGTGCGTTTCAGCAGTGTAGCGGCGGATTTTGTAGTTCTTCGGTGTCGGTTTAGAAAAACGCTGAATAAGCGCTTTGCCTCGTTTGTCTTTCGCGTTGTCTGCGGACACGCCAAGCACTTCACACAGCGCATCAAGAGAACCCGGCAGCGCGTGACGAAACGCCCAAATCATCGTATCAATGGTGTTGCTTACCGGAATATCAAAGTCCCAGCAATGCTTCATGATGAGCCTATCGAAAAGTCCACCGTTGTGCCACACCATCTTGATGCGGCTGTTTGGTTTAACCAGGCGGCGCAAGGCGCGATGCAAATCCCCCGGCATGTCGCTGCCGTCGGTGCAGTCCCATACCTGTACAGGCTCGTCGTCAAAAGCATATGTGCAGATAAGCACTTCGGTGGTTGGGTGTTCGGCGTAAGCGTAGGAACCGACTTTCTTTAAATCGGCTTCGGAGAATGTTTCAAAGTCCAGGTATAAGTAGCTCATTTCTTTTTCCTTAAATCCAGTGCCTTCGTTTCGCTGAGTCTTATTTTCATACAATCACGGCAAATCCACACATGCCTGTACCCGGCCCGGTACTCATCCGCGTACCAAGGAAGCGGTTTCATATAGCGATAAACGTGTTTACAGAAAAACATTATTTTCGACCCTTAGTAAAAAGGCCCAATGAAGGGCCTTAGTTAAATTGATTCAGATATTAGCGGCGGCGACGTTCGCGGCGCGGTGCTGCATCTTCTTCGTCGTCTTCAAGGTCATTGACGCTAGCAGCGACTTTAGAACCCCCGAACGCTTTACCTTCGCCGACGTATTTAATCGCCAGCAGGTTAACACCGAGGACTTTGTATTTCTGGCTGAACCAGATTTCAACGCTTACGTTAGCAACGCAGCCACTGTAAACCTGTTCGCCTTCAATCTGTTCGCCGTCTACATTGAAGTCCTGCTCTACCTGAGTCTCACCTTTTTTAGAAGTTACAATCAGCGGCTGTTTCTGCGCTTTCGCTTTGAAGTAGAAGCCTTCCGGGAAGTCTTCAAACGGATTGTCGCGCTCAGCAATGTCTTTAATCGCGCATTTATCCATGTGCTTACCTTCGCCGTAGTTTGACTTCATCCACTTCTCGGCAGCGGCTGCGCCTAACGCTTCTTCAACTACAGCGTAAACAGTGTCGTATAGCGCATCGATTTGAGCATGGTCAGACGGCAGGATGATAGTCGCGCTGTACCGGCCTTTAGTGATTGAGCCATCATCGTTTTCACGGTCTTTTTCGCGTTCGAATACGTTTACCCAAGCAGTGTTTACTTTACGCAGATTCAGTTTAATACCCATCTTAATTTCTCGCTTTTCAGTTTACTCCGGGAACTGCCCGGCCAGTGATTAGAACTATAATAGCTAACTATTCGGGTGTCAACACTTTATTCCAAATCTTCTTCACTAACCTGATTCCACTCAGGACGTTTGTCGTCTGCCATTGCTACACATGGCGCACCTGGCTTGCGGGTGATGAAGTCTTTCAGTTCTTCTTCCGGTATTACTTTAACAGCTTCGGTCGGTGTCATGAGCACTTCTTTAGTCAGCTTGTCGCCGTAGAGTTCTGTCACTTTCTCCGCGTCTTTCCACGCACGATTACCGGGGCGACCTTCAACCAGTTTGTATCCTGGCACTTTCTTACCTGAATGCAAAGCAGCAGCCATCGCTTTCTCAACCTTGTCGATGTGCTGGCGCAACAACGGCAGCTTCTCATACTCAGCGACGAGTTGCTCCGGCGTAAGTTCCAGTGCAAAGTCGTCCTCCAGTTCTTCTGCCAGCACCGCGTTAACGGTTTTTGTACGCGCAGCGCACTGTTCAGAGAACCGACACCACTGGCACCCATCGACCGACGGCTTGAAGTCCGACGCTTTCAAGTTCTTCTTGCCACGGGAATAAGCATCAAGAGCTAACAGTGCACGTTTCTGGGCAAACTTAGCGAACAGTTCCAGACCTTCAACCGAAATGTCCCATTCCGACGCGCCACCAGCGTACGGCTGGAAGATAACCAGACGAACCACGGTGATGTTATAACGTCTCTTGAGTCGGCGATAAACACCGAGAGCGTAAAGCATAAGCTGCTTGTTTTCTTTCGCTTCGACACGATGCCGTCCTGTTTTCAGGTCGCCGATTACGAGCATATGCCCGTCGGTGTTTGCCAGTTCCTGAACGGCAACAAGGTCGGCGGTCCCGAACGTCTCAACGCCTTCGTAGCCTTGGTGCAATACCTCGGTAAGATTGACGCGCATTTCCAGCTTAGCGTAAGTCGCTACGTCGATAATCGCTTTGCAATAGTCGGTGTACTTGCGCACCTGCTCAATCATGTCTGCCGTAATCAGTACAGCGCCTTTCATCGGGCTGATTAGCGCTTTAATCTGGCCTCTACCCTCATCCAGCACGTAAGCGCCTACTTCGCGCTCTAACGGCAACGCAGTTCCGCGTATATACGCGTTTAAATGATATTCAGAAATGCTATGCATCGCCGTACCTAACACGGCAGCCTTGCCTGATGTGTTAGGAATATCTTTCTCACAGGCCAGCGATGCGGCACAACTCAGCCATTTCTTGGCTCCTGATGGTGACAGTAAGGCGTGCACATCATTATTGCCGCCGCGTTCTTTTAGAATCATACCCTGTTCTCCCACTGGTCAATTAAATGTCTGGTCTGGTGCTGGCAATGCATGGCCCATCCATACATCGACTCGAAGACATAAAAGTCAGGCTTGGCAAAAGTCGTGCGCTTAATCTGCGACACATGACGGCCTATATCTTTAGCCCGCGGTACTTTGCCTAAGTACGCCATCTCTTCCATCTGGTGCGCACCTGACGGCGCACGCAACAGCCACAACGCCTCTGTGTTATCCCGCCTGTCAACGGCGCGGTAGAGTTGGTAAATCATAATTACGACCCTCAGTTAAAGCGGCCCGAAGGCCGCGAGATAATTATTCTTCTTCGAAATACTTGTTCTTGATTGCTGTCAGGCGTTCCAGGTACTCGGCCAGGTCTTCGTCTTTAATCGCGGCAATCTTCATCTTCTTACCGGTGAACTCTTCCAGCAGTTCATCAGAATCGTCGCACGCGGCATCGCTCGGACCTTCGTTAATTGCATCGTCGATAGCCTGAATCTGGTCACGAAGAGACTGGTAATCGACTTCTTCTTTCTCTTCTTCCGGCTCTGGCGTTGGTTCCTCTACTTTAGCTTTACGCGGCTTACGTTTTGGCTTCTCTTCTTCTGCTGGTTTAGTGTCAACGACGTCTTCACCTTCTACCGGGATTTCTTTTGCTGTCTCGATTGTTGCGGTTTGTTCAACGACCTCTGCGACTAATGCAGTTTTTGCAACATTAACTTGTTTCGCACTATTCGCAGCAATCAGTTCATGGGCGACTACGAAACGTTCCAGTAATTTAATAAATTGTTCTAACATTTGTTTCTCTCCTCTCGTTTGGTATGGGCTAACTATAATAGTGAACTATTCACTTGTCAATGGGCTTTTATAAAATAATTAATATGGTACTATTCACATATCAACTGACTAAGGAGTAATTGACATGCAACCATCTGAACTAGGCATCCGTGTAGAGCAACGCCGTAAAGAACTCGGCATCTCCCAGCGCCGTCTGGCTGTCCTGACCGGCGTTTCTCAGGGCGCGATTAACCAACTGGCACTCGGCGTAACTCAGGACGTCCGCCCTGCAACGCTGTTTAAACTGGCGGAAGTGCTGGAAGTAGACGCCAAGTGGCTGGCGTTAGGTGAAGGGGCTTAAAGCCCCTTTCTTTTTACCTACTCCAAATCCTCCTCTGTCACCACCAGCATTTCATTTGGTTCGTATATTGTCTTCGGGATCTTGTTGTCGTTTATACCCCACGGCAACCGGTATTGCTTAGGGATAGGCCTGTTGTTGTTATCCAGGCCTGAGACGATAACCCCAGCCTCGTGCATCTCTTCCAGTTTCTTTCGAAGGTCGTTATTAGCGTTAATCGGTACGCCGTAACTATCTTCTTTAGCGGCTTTGACGATAGCTGACATGGAAAACCCCCGCTTGTCGTCGCCCTGCTCCTGCAATTTACCCAATGCGTAAATAACCGTAGCTTCTTTGGTGTCCAGTTTCTCGAACTGGCCTACCTTTTCTTTAACGGCTTCCTTCTGTTCGTCGGTCATACCTTCTACTTTCTTCACGAAGACAGAGAAGGAGTTAAAGTTAACAAAGACATCGATGTGCGGATTTCCTGCGTCAAAATCTCGTACATCGTCACTACTGTACCCTTCCGGGAGTCCCATGAAGTTGTGAGTTGGTTCTTTCTTTTCTGGGGGCTCCGCTATCTGAATCTTCTGTATTACGAACCCTCTGGCTTTCTGCCGTTCTCCGTTTCGGTTCTTTATGTGATACAGATTTATCTCTAAGTTATTGTCGTTGTCTGGTTTATGCAGGAACATCCCGTTATCGATGGAGTTGTGAAAGTCGCTCCCACCCTTCGGCATCATGCCGTTTTCGGACGGTACTGTTTCGTCGATGTTTTTAGTCGGGTGCACCATAGCGCCGACCGCAGCGTTAAGCGTTGCCGCTATTTCGTTAAGCGCCTGCGCCGCTTCTTTCATCGACCTGTTATCGTTTTCGTCGAAGCCCGGTATGCAAGTTTGTAGGGTATCAAACGTAACCTTTACAATTTTCTCTTCACCGGCAACACGGCGCATCATTCTCACCGCCTGGCGGCGCCACGCCTCATCAAGTAAATTACACCCATCGGCGACACAATCGATAATGTGCAAGCGGTCCAGGCTATCCCCGAGGGCAATCTGCAAAGACTTTTTATGTCGCTCGAACGACTGCGCACCTTCACCCGCAAAAATGAACGCATGTCCTTCTGCGACCTCAGCCCCGCCGAACGCATATCTTTTTTCAGCGGCAATAGCGGCGTCAATCGCCATACTAAATGTTGACTTACCAGTGTGGGACTTTGCGCAAATGTAGAAGGATTCATTAGTCTGCATAAGGCCGTCTACGACGGAGTAAGCAGGTTCTTTTTCTACTTCCGGCTCGTCTTCAAGGTCTTCCAGCGTGCAAGTTACAGGCTCTTCGTTCTCTGTGCGGTGCAATTCCTCAATCTCTTCGTCCGGTAAATCCGGCAAAGCCGCACGAATGCTGTTAATACTGATAGGTTGCTTGTCTACGTTAAGCTCGTCTGGCAGTCCGCACATACGCAAGGCCAAATGTTGTCGACGGTTAAGTTCAGTGCAAGCGCCGTTGTTTGTGTGCTGGCACACGAAGCGCACTTCTTTACCGTCAAGCATAATGCTGGTGGAACCTTTTCCGGTGTGCAGGTGTTCGTTAGGGCAAGGCACTTCGTACCCGCGGCCGGAAGATAGAGCGTCAAGACCTAACTCAGCTTCGCAGAAATGGGCTATATCTGCGTTAAGCCCGTGCTCATCGGCAGCAAGCGTCTTAGCTTCACGCTTACGCAATCCCATCTCTTCGGCTTTCTTGATGTACCGCTCAGCACGGATAACCCGCCCTTCTGTAACCGTTATCTTTGACTCTTTATGCGGCAGGTAGATAAGGCGATTGCCGTCTTCCGTGCAGTGGTCGCGCAATGCTTCGTCTATTTCTAACTCGGCACAAATAGCACGTTGCACCATCCACGCATCGTTAGAGTTAAACGGCGTGCGAGCCGGAACCAGAACGCGGAAGGCGTAATCCCCGTTTTTGCACGCGTGCCGGTGTGACGCCGTTGTATGCAGAATGTTGAAGAACGGCGCATTCTTAAATTTGCGTGTCAGGTTGCGGTACTGAGTACGGTTGAGATGGTCAAAGTCGAACTTAACCACACTGTCTTCCAGAATCGCGTTCTTACGGCGACCACCAACAGGTGCGATAGCTTTCTGTTTAATCTTGGCGGCGTCGTACTCTTCCTTAGTCCACGACGGGTCCACGGATAAACGCTTCGATGTATCACAGACATACTCTACGAACTGCTCCAGCGGCATTTCACGCGCTACAGGGTTTTTATCGAATGTGTTACGCAGCGTTGCAAAAACAATATTCATTTCTTTTTCTCCGCACGTTCTAAGGCTTCCTGCATACGGCGCATTGCGCGGTTCATCTTTACCGGTGCGAAGAAATCAGCGCCGTGTTTCTGGCGGCGTAGCTGTGGAACTATTAACTTCGTCATTGTATAATCCTTGTGCTTACTTTGATGATTTATGCTTCGGCCCCGACGTTCTAGCGTTGGGGTTTCTTTTGTCTACGCACCGCATTAACCCACTCCCCTTCGCTACGGTAAAAACTGCAATCAAGGATATCCTCTATAGAAAATTTAACTATTTTAGTGGGTCCACAAAAGTTATAAGGGAAAAGTTCTACATAACACCCATCGTCGGTTATATTTGACGCAATCTTGAAATAATATTTAATGCTGCCGTCTTCGCGGAAGCTACAACCCATACGCCCAATCATTTCACGTTCTCCTTAATCCACGCTTCAACTTTATTACGGTCGAATGTTCCCGGCATCCGGCGACCCATTACTTTAACGCCGCAATCTGGAAACTTTCCACTCTTAATCCAGTTATTAATTGTCTGGCGGGTGACACCGATTAATTCTGCAACTTCATTGATAGTCATTTCACGTTCTCCTATGTAAGATATACCGAAGTATAAGGCGGTAACTTTGTAAAAGCAACCAAAACACCACACAAAGTTACTAAAATACAAAAGATGCTACTAGTATTGACTTTTACTGAGAAATATGGTAAGCTCGTCCTGAGCTTGTGAAGTATGAACAAGCGACCGCGGTGCGCGGCAGGCGAAACGAGCACGTCTCGACGTGTGGAGTGAGCCTCGCTGACGCATTCGGAAGGGCCATAGTCTATTATAATTCCCCGCCTAAATATCTAAGTTATTGATTTGCCGTAGGTCAGAACCGCAAGCTCACTCACTCACTCTTGGTGCCTTCGGCACCACGTTCGTTTCGTTTCGCTCGCTACCCCATTAAACAAAAGAATCACAACGGCAACGTAACTAATCTCTTGCACACCCCAATATAATAGGGTACTATTCACTTATCGAAACGAGACAGAGGAGTGAGGGTTATGTTTAAGAATGGTCAGTTGGTTAAATGCGCCGACGGTGAACACGGCATAATTGAATTAAAATCTAAGTTATTTCCCGGTGAGTACGTAGTGACCGTGCAAAAGGTGAGAGGGGTAAATTCACAAATATACGTAGAAGAGGAGAACTTAAAACTCATCGGCAACAATTTTAAATTAAAAGGGGCGAAGTGATGGAAGAATTATTTGAAGAACTGAAACATCATGATTTCGAGGAAATATATTTCGTAGCTGAACGCTACGAGGTGCATTTATCGGACGGGATTACAATTATTACGATGGATAGCCAGCAAATGCTAAATAGCTTACAGGCAATCAAAACGGCATCGAATCGTGATGCTTGTGCCGACGACTCTGAGGGAGGTTGCCGTGAATAATTACCTGTTTATTTTAATAGTCAGCGCCGTTTATGTGGTGCACGCGTTGTGGGGGTTGATATGAGTCCTTATAACCGGTTTCGTCTGGAGCGTCTACGTCGCGGATTAAGTAACGCTAAATTAGCTCTCGATATATGGGAGAGTACGCCATATTCTTCCTCGAAGGCATGGTTTGTAGCCCGTGCTAAAGCGTCCGTACAGTATCGCGAGTACAAGTTAAACAGTTTCCTTAAACACCACGGGGTAGAGCTATGAGAGAAGCATTTGAACGGTGGGCCGTCGTCGAGGGTCTGCCGGTTAACAAGGGCTCGAAGAAAGAGTACCTGAACGTTAAGACGCGTCTCGCGTGGCGGGCGTGGAAAGCAGGAGTGCAAGCTCGTGCTGGTGTAACAGGTCAATAGTTTAAGATTTTACTGAGTGACTTACGCTGCTACACAGCAGCGTATCATTTTTCTCATTTTTGTTCTATTTCACCAAACGCAACAATCGAAGCGACTATTGCAGGAGATGCAACAATACAAACACCAATAAAATTTACTTGCACACTAAGATAGAATAGGCTACTATTCATTTACACAAACGAGAGGAGAGACAGAAGATGTATAAGTATCTGACGGTTGAGAAACTGGAACAGCTTTATGCTGAGTTGCGAGTTTGCAGTGTATGCAGCGGCGACAACGAGCATGTTTACGGCGAACTGGAGGTAGCTGATGAGTAACAAAAACGAAGTATTCGAGTACCTGATTGACCAGCTACGGCAGCAGGTAAACAGCAGCCCGTACAAGCAACAGTGTGAAGACCTGGCGCATGAGGTGTTGTCACTCAAGAATCAGTTACGTGATGCTTCGGCGCAGATTAAGGAGTTGCATCTGGCTCTGTCCCAAGCTACGGGTGACGTGGAGGCGTATAAACTTATCCGCAAAGGTGGGTACGTTTCCGCAGGCCAGCGCTACGTGGTTGGCGAACATGCGCCCGGGCCAACGGTAAATTGTCGGTGCACACAGACGCCTGTACCGCCGGAGCAATCTGGTTGCCGTAAGGAAGATACGCAGGAGTGCCGCCACGACTTTGAATACATATACCCTGAAAGCGGGGTGCACCGTCATTGTATTAAATGTGGATGGATAACCGAATGACCAGCATCCTATTTATATGGGTATTGTCTGCGGGCCAGATGCAACTCGCGGCATCAGAAACGTTTTACTCGATGGAGGCGTGCCAGTCAGCGGCACGCGCCGCAGAGAACGCGCACTTCCTGTTTCAGGGTGACAAGCCCAACGATTCAGAGGTACGCGCTATCTGCTCACCTAAGCGACTTGGTAAACAGGAGAGATAACATGGTACAGAGATATGAGCTTAAAGATGTTAGTGAATACCCCTACGACCCGTATAACGACCTGGTGGAGAGTGACGAAGGTGTTTGGGTTAGCTACGAAGACTACAAGGAACTGGACAACAGATTCCAGGACTACGTAGTTACAACAGAGATGGAAGTAGCGGAACTTGTGGCAAGACTGGCAGAAGTAAATGCCGAGTTACAGAAATACAAAGACCAGTTTCCGGATTACGTCGAGTGCGCGAACTGTGGGTCAGTTACACATGTGGAAGGGGTGGAGTGATGGTGCAGAGATATGTTGCGTCTTATAACGACTATTATACCCATGAAGACGGGGAATTTGTTACTTACGAAGACTACGTGGAACTCGAGACCGCCGTTATCGCACTACTCGTGGATATAAACCGACGCTATCCTGGGGAAGGGTTTAAGTGCCCGTTAATACTTAAACTCGCGGAGATTGTGGAACATGAGCCTCGCAACTGACATCCTGAAACGAAGCGGCCTTGCGCCGCTGTCACCGAGAGCGAACACCCGAATATACAAGCGCCGTCGTAACGCGCTGTACCCGGAGATACAAGAACGGCGCAAAGCTATCCGCGCCTGTGGGTTCCAGAACGGGAAGGCCGTGAACCTCGGTGAGTTCAAAACACAAGAGCGCGCCGCAATCGCTAATCGGTTATTTAATTACTGGAAGTCGCTGGGGTACGATGATATTCCGACGAAACCACAGAGACGACAATACATCTGGAGACACAAATGACTACTATCGCGTTCGACGGAAGGACCATGGCCTGTGATACCCGAGTAGCCGGGGACCACATTTACAACACAGATACCAAGATATATGAGAACGAGTTTGTTGTTATCGGTGTGGCGGGTAATGCTGAAGCTGGTATCCTTTTAGTGAGGGACGATGGCATTTTAGTACCTAAGCATTATGATTTTGATTTCTCTGCTTTGGTGTACGTGAAAGACACGGAAAAGGTGTATAAAGTCGCATTTTATAAATCATGGGATTGTGCACTTAGTTCAGTTATTCCGATTGCTGATAGCTTTGCCGCCGTCGGCTCTGGTGCACCATATGCACTAGCGGCTATGTATTTAGGCCATACAGCGACACGTTCTGTAACAGTAGCCACCCAATTCGACACCAACACCGGCGGCAAGATTATTACCAAACAACTATTAGGATAATTCCTACCCGTGGTATCCTCCAGTTACTGCATACTTAATACGCACCTGGAGGATTCATCTTGGATAAATTTACTGAAACAGTGACGGGGTGGCTTCTCGCTGCCGCACTGGTCGGTGGATTGGTCGGACTAAGACAACATAAAAAGTCTATATCCGGGCCGATTGACGGACTGGTATTTCTTCTCACCGGCTTCGCGTGTGCTATTTTCGGCGCGCCTCTTGCCGCTCAATGGTTTGGAATCACTGGTGAGCGCGAGATAGCTGGCCTCGGATTCATCATTGCCATTCTCTGGATGCCAATCTATTCCCGCCTTTCTGGCATCGTATCTGGCGGCGATATTGCCCGCCCAGGAGGACCTCATGACTGAGCTATTCTGGTTTGTCACAATGCTTTCAATGGGCGCTTCGTCCCTGTTCAACGTGTACAATGAACGCGTGGACGACGGGCTGTTCGGGCGTGTTCTCTATATCCTGACTGCTATCGTCTGTGCCGCCGGATGTATTCACCTGTTACAGGGCAGCATGTCACCCACGCTGCCTGAGACATTAATCACATTAGTTGCGCTGCGCCAGATTCGTCAGGCGTGGCTGTCGTACGGAGGACATAAGCGTGTCTCGAAACATTTCAGATAATGGATTGCATTTCACTGCTGCATTCGAGGGATTCCGCGGAACTGCGTATCGCGCTACGCCGAACGAGAAGTACCTGACTATTGGCTACGGGCATTACGGGCCTGACGTAACTCCAGGCAAGACCATCACTCCCGGGCAAGGCCTCCTGTTACTGAATCGTGATATGGCTAAGGCTGTAGCCGCGGTTGACGCAGCAGCACACCATTCACTGACACAGGCGCAGTTTGATGCTGTGTGCGACCTGGTCTATAACGCTGGTGCTGGCGTGATTGCGTCTACTACGGGCACGGGCAAGGCCCTGCGCTCAGGAGATATTGCAACACTGCGTGCCAAGCTGGCGCGGTTCATCAATCAGAACGGCAAACCGTTACTTGGCCTGCGTCGCCGTACCGCAGGACGTCTGGCATTGTTCGACGGTAAACCGTGGCAGGAGGCTGAGGCTATTGGGAGAGCCGTTAAATGATGGACGAATACGAAGGCATTTAGTAAAATTACTTCCACGCTGCTTGTGCTTGCATACTAAGCCCTGGTAAACCCGAAGCAGCAGCCCAA